TATCAGCAGTAGCGTATTGAACTCGCGTAATCAACGCTGTACCGACGCGGTTTGCCTGCTCTGCCTCTGGAGTTGCAGCCTGATAGTTCAGCGAAGTGCCACTACCGGCGGCTTGCGCACCCGAAAGCTGCATGACTGCAAAAATCGTGCTCTTGTTGGGTGTGCCATCCGAAGATGTTGCAAAAGTCGTCAAGCGACGGACTTGAGACAGACCTTCTTGACCCACACTTCCAGAAAATTTAAATGTTGAAGTGTCGAAGTATTGGATGGTGATTAAATCATCCTTGTTTAACTGCGAAAGCTGATCAGCATTGTCGATGTCGGCCTGCTGAACAATTTGAATACCAGTACCAGAAGCAAGATCCGGATCGTACTTAAGGATTCTTCTTGCCTCTGCAAGTGTAATCGAATCGTTGGCACCAGCACTTTCATAGAACTGGAAATTGCCGCCGGCGTCGATGACACCAGAAGCAACAGTTGTAACACCGGCAATTGCACCGCCTGAAACTGGAGAGGCATAGCCGTTATTCAAGCTGTAAAAGCTTTTTTCTGCATCATCACCGGACAAGCTGACGCCACCGGTAATCTGACTAGCAACTTTACCACCGCCATAAACGGACTCATTTGCATCATTATCCAAGCGAGCATCTTCCTTGGTAAAATCCAAGAAGAAAATGAGACCACTTGGTAAGCTCATTGGTTGAACACTAACGAGATCGTTAGCGAGTAGACCGCCGAATACACGACGGACGATTGGAAATGCGACGGCAGCAAAACCCTCAACATCGCCTGCAGCCATCGAGGAAGCTTCACGAAGAAGTTCCTTGGCTTGGTTCTCTAAGAGACGGGACATGTTGTCCTTCATTTTATCATTACCTAGACCTTCCAAAAGACCGGTTTTTTCCCATTTGTTAACTAGGGCAGCGCCTTCCTTCGAAAGATCACGAGCAACAATATTTTCTGTTAATTTTTCAATTATATTAGACATTGTTTTAATCCTCCTTTAAATTTTTAATGCCTGCTAAAGCCTGCATTCGACTCGCAAAAAGATTTTTACTTTCGTTAACTTTTGGCTTGTCATCCTGCTTTCTTGCTTTAAGCAATAAAGATGTTGAAGATCGCTTGCCTACAGCTTCGCTCAGAGATTCCGGTTGTTTCTTGTTGGAAACATTTCCCACTGTGCTTTGAAGAGTTTCATAGACAATCTTCGCTTGCTCATATGATTGAGCGTTATTAATCGACTCGACAAGCTTGTGCTTTTGTCGCTCATTCAACGAGGCGTCCATTAATGTTTTATTTGTGTAAAAAAGTTTAGCATTCATCAATTTCATTTCTTCAAATTTCTGAGCTAATTTTTCCACAGATTCTTTTAATTTTTTATTTGACTTAACAAGGCTATTTTTATCCTTAGTTAAGCCTTCGTTCTTTTTCTCTAGCTTCTTATTGGCGGCTTCAATCTGCTGCATAACATCAATAAGCATCGCTTGTTCTTTTTGTTGAGCGTTCGTTGCGCCATAGGCTTCAGTATTGCCTTCAGGAACCGGCTCAAAATCAAATTCAATCGCCTCTTCCAATTCCACTTCTTCTTCTAAATTCTCTTTTTCTTCTTTTTGTGGTCTTTCGAATCGGTGGATATCCTGCTTGCGAGGCTTTATTTTCGGTGCCGGAATGTCCTTCTTTTTCTCCAGCCCTTTAATTTTTGCTGGTTCTGTGGGGTCATCTTCTTCTTCGGGAGCCGCTTCAGGCTTTGCTTCTTCCTCAAGCTCATTTTCTTCTTCAATTATTTCAATAATTTCTTCTGATTCTTCTAGTCTTTCTTTTTCTAATTGTTCGAAAAGCCCTTTAACATCAATTTCTAAAAGCTCATGTTCTTCTAGATCGCTCAATTCAGTTCCTTCAACAAACGCATAGCCTTCGCCTTTTTCATCAGCTTCTGTGAATTGCTCGTCAATGGAATTAGATTCGTTAAGATCGTCAGTTTCCATTAATTTTTCCACAGTTTCCCTAATTTCTGTGGAATATTTTTCAATTACAGCTTGTTCTGCACTTTGAATCGCCGCCTCTCTTAAGGCTGCAGCATCCACAATGGCTTGTTCTAACATTGATGACATGAGAAGACTCCTATTTTTACTCTTAATAAATAGTAATTAAAATTTTAAAATGACTTGGGTGAACACAATGGCCCTTTTAGGCGGCGTATAATCTAGTAATGCCGCTTTTATTCATTAAGGCTTTGCCAAGTCTGCACGCTTCTGGAATTGTCAATGCTCGTTTTAAAACTATAAATTCTCGAATGTGACCATTAAAAGGAAGTGACCCATTATTGCGAGAGCCTAAATAACATGGTTGGCCCGACCAATCTGTATCATCATCATTATCTCCTGAATCCTGCCCCTCGGTGTTGGCAGGCTGTCCGTTGATATAGGTTTTAAGGGCGGCGGATGCGGCGAGATCGCGATCGAATCTGGAGATACACACATTAAGTATATTCGGCACACAATCAGCGACAGTTTGTTCATCAAAGTCGTTGGTCGATCCCATGCCAGTAACAAACCTATTGGCGAAACCTTGATAATACATTGCAAGAGAACGAGAGCCTTGATTATACCCAGTCCCCATTTCAAAAATCATCTTATCGGTATCTGCAACAGCCGATGTATTAACTGCAATTATCGTATTTGCAGCCATATCGGTTGCGATTATGCCATCGCCAGAATCACCAGTGCCCCACTTAAAACTATCATTTGTTGCATCAAATAAAACTGCTGGGCGACCATTAAAGCCAGCCCCTTTATAAAGAGGTCTTTTCCCTGAGTCGGCGGTTGGGCTTGCACCATCGCCGTCTTTTTTAAGCCACGTTGTTAATTGAGCGCCTTCGGCTACCCCGGTTATGTGGTCTGCGTCAAGCCAAATTGCAAGTTCTGCACCTGAAACCGCACGAACAACACTATCAGCGCCCTTGCCACGATCAGCTAGGTTTTGTTTGCCGGTCGTCGTGGAACTAATCGACTTTGCTGTTTTTCCACCAAAACCGCTTCTCACTAACCCACTCCGGATGAACCCGACCAATTATCAGGCAACATTTCTGCAGAAATGCCTGTCAAGCCAGCTATGATAGAGGCAGAGGTTGGCACATCTACTGTATCACTCAATAAATACACGGCACTAACACGCCACTCGCCAGTGTAGGATTCTCCGTTATCTAAAACAAAATAGCTGTTCCCGCCGTCATTGCTCAGGCCACCTTCGCCGTCACTCGATCCGGTAACGCCAAGCACACTAAACCCGACTCTCAATGGAACATTTGTACCTGTGTTTGTGTTTGTAATCGTAACAAATTTAGTTACACTTGAGAAACCATACGCATCTGGCATTTCGCCAAGAACAGGAACTCTAATTGAAGAACTTATCCAAGGAACACCGCTCATCTGATATTGGCCCACCTTTCCCAAGGCTGGCTGTTGGTAAGTGTATCTATAATCTGCAAACTGGCTATTGGACATCTTATTCTCCGCTCTACTTTATAAGTAGTTTCTTCAAAATTCTTTTTCTGCGAACTTTTTCTCTTCTTCTTTTAACCGAGGGCTTCTCATAATATTTCCTATTCCGCACTTCCTCTATTATTCCCTCTTTTTTTACTTTCCGATTAAATCTTTTTATTAAATTTTCGGCCGACTCATTTCTTCTTGCACGGACCTTAACATTTACAACACTCATAAGTACCTCACACTAGTTTTGACCATTTGTCCCCACCAATATTTAAAATACCAGATATGTCTATACCGGCATCATTTGGATCTACACCAGCCAAGGGCGAAGAAGCTGACGGTGTTTTTGCTGAACCTACGCTTGACATTGGAGTCGTACCTTCAAATAAATCAACGCCGCCATAAGCATCAGCGTTAATAGAACTTAAAAGCTTTTTTCTAGTTTGCGCTAACTTTTCATTGTTTAATTTTCTTTTCTGCTCAACAATAATCTTGTTTTTTTCCTCTTGCGCGGCCGTAGCTCTATCGTTGTTTTTACCCTCATTCAATGCTGGAGCACCCAGACCCTTTACAACCTCAGAAATCACACTTGATAATAAGCCAGATTCTAAAATCGCCTCGTTTATACATTCTTTCACTATCGGCTTAATAAGTTTTTTAAAATCTTTCTTGTTCATTTTTTCCCTAAAATAGAATTAATTAAGGCATTAACCCTATATTCCCTATCGTGAATCTTTACTTGCCTATTTTCATGAATCCTTGTCGGGTTCATGAAGGCGCCCGGTGTTGATGGATCGGCAACAATGTCAAAACAAATTAGCTGAAAATCGTCTTGTACCATACTAACTCCATTTGCCTCGTTGACAACCGAACCCAACCCTCTGGATGAAATTCCAATCTGGCCGCCGGATCTAATAATTCCTTTTACAATTTCACCGGCAGGCGTATCCAAAACCTTAATTACCCCCATAACCTTTTGCTCGTCCATCCACCAACGAGTAACTAAGTGAGATGCATTTTTTAAATCAACAACTGATGAATCTGGATGATCTAATTCGCCATATGCTCTTCGTTGTTTGATCAACATTTCATAATTATTCATCTCTCTTTCTAGAACAGGGGTGGGATACTTCCGGCCATTCCCATTTTTTGTACCACCCATTTGAAGAATACCGGTTAAATAAAATGATTTGCCTTCGGCCATGGACATTTTTTCCGCTTCTGTTAACAAATCTTTGCAATAACCACCCTCACAAAGTGCATAATATTCTCTTAACAGTAATTTATCTGACATATTATTCTCCAGTGGCGGGGGATTCTATATCGCTCTTGGCAACTTCCGCTTCTCTTGTTTTTTCTTCCTTAGACATTTCAATTTCATCCATCACCTTGGAGTATAGATCGTTTAAAATACCCTTTACCACATCGGCACTAACACCTGCCTGAACAAGTGGGCCGGCCAATTTTTCTGCCGTATCCGCCATAGCTGCTTGGGCAATGTTGGTTTTAGACATTTCTAAATTACTCATTTCTTCTTCAGCTTGCTCAACCATAGCATCAATTTCTGGTGCTTCAGCAATTTCGCCAACATCTGATTCTGTGGCGACGCCACTATCGTAATAACCAACACGTTCTTGGATAAGAGCAGTTGTAACCATCTTTCTTATTTCTTTAAGATCAATATTCATTTTTCTCTCCTGCGGGCGTTACCCGCATGATACAGCAGCCCTTTTTACAAAGCCTCGGTGGTTGAAGCATCCACTTTGTCTCTACAAAATTATTAATTCCGTTTAACATTTATTCCTTCATCTCCATATAATACACTTAAAGCGTATGAGGTACCCGAACTTAATGAACCAAGCAACAAAGGATTAGCACAATTCAGTTCAAAAGTAAATAGTTCTGTATAAAAAGAAATTCCGTAAACAAAAACGCCAACCCAAAAACCTAAACACATTGGGCAGTGAAACAATTCTCCAAAAAACCCCGTTGTCGGTCTCACTCTATTGAATATAGAACCATAAACTAAAATTTGTGTTAGACCATAACACACTAAGACAAAATATATTAATGACATTTATATCCTATATAGCATACCATAATATTGAGTATAGAAAGGATCCGAAGCGCCCTTTTTTCTCTTTTGTGGAACCTCTCCATATTCGGTGCTATCTTGTTGTGAGGGACTTGTTAATGAGTCGTCTACTTCTTGGTCATAATCCAAGGCAATTTTTAATTTTTCCAATTCATCAACTAAAAATAAATACACAGATAGTAAAAGACTTTTTAACAAATCTACTTTTTTGTTAGCAGGGTAAGTTGCCTCTAGGCTACCAAAAATGTTCCCACCCTTTACACTATCTGGAATTATTAAGCCCTTTCTCATAAGATAATCGAAGAAAACATCTTGATGTGGGTATGGGTCCGTCTTTGAATATCTCTTTATAAAAGTTGTAACCCTCTTCTTGTCTGGGTTGATGACAATATCAAACAAGGGGTGGTCGTAAATTATATAATTGTTGTCTAGAGTTTTTCTAACATCCAATTTTATGGTTTCATATGGCTTAGGCTGAACTAGCACCTTAATTTCTTCAGGTACCTCGGGCTTAACCGAAATTTTAATATTGCCCGCCTCTTGTTCCTCGATTTTTATTTTTAATTCTTCTAGTTTATTCATTTGATTGAATCTCACGAGATAATTCTTGAATTTGTAATATTTGCTTGAGCATTTGCTCGTTTATCAACTGGTTCTTATACCCATCAATTAGGGAAAGAACATCGCCCACCTTCTTCTTCAAATCCTCATCAAGAGTGCCACTCTGTTCTTTAAGACCCTCTTTGATTCTGCCCAATTCCTCATTTAAGTAAATTTTCAACTCTAGGCCATTGTCTTTAAAAGATCCAATGTATTTTGATAAAAGAGTTTGTTGTTCCTCATTAAGTTTAGAGTAAGTTGAATTAAATTTACTAGTAAATATTTTAACAGTTGAGGCTTTTAGGCCACTTTTCTTTTCGTGAAATTTAACATTTTTAGATGTCATAAAATCAATAATAGAATTTTCTAAGAGAACCTTGTTTTTAATTTTTGTATTTGGCGAAAAAATCTGGTATATACTTGCAAGTGTTTTGTAGTTTGGGACAAAATTCGAAAATATTGATTCATCTAATTTTTTATTTATTGTGTTTATTAATTTTGTTTGTTCTGAAAATAATTTTTGATTGTCGATTTTCTGGCGTGCTTCCTTTACTAGACAGACAAGCTTTTCAGCATCTTTAACTGCCATTTCTCTTGTTTTAATGATTTCGTTGTAAAGGCTTAATTCTTTTTTCAGCAACGAATTGTTGTTAAAAGTTTCCTTAATTACATCGAGAACCGCTTTCTTTTTTTCTTCATTCTTATGAATCGTGTGTTTAGTAAGCTCTCTGACCAAAGCCTCATAAACGAAAGCCGTATTTCTTCTCTTATTGTGCTTCATTTAATTTTCCTCTATTAGAATATTTTCTATCTCTTCATTTAATGCAGACATTCTTTTTTCAAAGTCTTCACTATAATTAGATCGGTTTTCACTAATAAATGTTCCAATCCCCATAGCCGTGTTAAGTCTTCGCTGTTTTCTTTGAGGCTTCAACCAAGATTCGCGGCGGCCGGCGGTTCTTCTTCCATCGTCCACAGGCTTTACCTTCATGTATCTCTTACCCTTTGATTTTTTTGTAACGTATGATCCATCTGAATACTCAGTATAGACAGGCTCTGGGCCATCAGAATCCTGCTCCGCTATTGGTGCGGCGGGTTCTGCCAGTAGAACCCCTTCCTCTTCTGCTGGTGGAGTTGCCGGCGGCTCTGGTGCAGGAGTTTCTGCGGGTGGCGTCTCTGCATCGGGAGCTTCTGCGGCAGGTGTTTCAGCGCCCAAGTCGGCTCCAAGCCCAGCCAGATCACCCTCACCACCAAAGCCAGCGCCGGTGAGTGTTGTAGCTGCTGTTGCGGCACCTTCAGATTCTGCAATTGAAGCTAATGAGACTTCTAGGCGCTTGTCGTAAAACTTCTCTCTAACATTCCTGACATATTCCTCGTCCGAAATTCCCAGAATATTCTTTGAAACCCATCGATTACTATACACATATTGTGATGCCTTGGTCGCGACATCGAGCTTTAGACTCAATTTTTCAACTTCTTGCATTTGTGCTATGTTGGACGGATTTTGTAGCTTTAGACTAAAATTAATCAGATCATCTCCACGATAGCCAAGAGTGTAAAGGTGAATTGTGGCCATCTTCTCTAATTCAGACACAACAGAGCGCTGCAGGCGCTGAATTGTTCTCCCAAACCTAATATCCTTTTGTGCTAAAGATGCCTGATCATCAGTAGCCCCTTCACCACGAATCAAGTAAGACATTGGTATTTTAATCGCAGCAAACAATTTGTTTTGTAAATATTTAACATCATCGATTGCTGTTGCCCAAGATTGGCCGCCCAAGTTAGTAATGTCGGTTGCGGCAATTCCATTTCGAACTGGGACAAAAAAGTCCTCTTCAATTGAGAGCGGATTATAGCGAAGATCCAACTCTCCCGTTTTTTCATTAATAACCTGATGCCTTTTCATAGAAGTCATAACTTTTTGCATATATTGTTCTACTTCCTCTGGAGGTATGCCGCCGACATCAACTTTAAAAACTCTCCTATCTGGCGATCTTACAATTCTGTACGCGATCATGGCATCTTCTAAAAGTGTCAATTGTCTCCAAATTCTTCTACCCGGATCTAAAACGCTGGTACCATATGGGGCATATTTATCGTTACCTAATACTCTGAAATGAGCAATTTGCCAATTTTCAAAAGTCAAGCCGCCGGTATTCCATTGGTACTGTAAATAATTTGGGTTAGAAGGATCTTGACCTTCCAGCCTCACCAGTTCATTAACTGGCATACCAATTATACCTTTAATACCAGTTTTTTCGTCAATATCTAAATAACCAAAAAAATCTCCATACTTGCACATGGAACGAACCCAGCCAAAAAGATTTGCGTCCACCGATAACACTTTAAAAAATAAAGTATTTAATATCTCTTTTATTTCCTCGTTTTGACAATCAATTAACAAAGATTTTTCAAATTCGCTGTGTGTTGTAATTTCATCTGCGTATATGTCCATAGCAGAGGCTAATTCTGGCATAAACTCCATCTGTTCGAAATCAGCGTACCTTTCCGCTCTGTTCAGGGTGTTCATCATAGCCGAAGACATTGTTTCCCACGGATTATAAGATTGCCTCTTAAAGGATTGGCCGCCTATACTTTTAAATTTTGCGCCAAACTTGTCTATGCTGTATCTTCTATTGTTTCTAGTTTGCTGTGCTTTATAGTTTACTATTGGCCCTGAAAAAAGCCTAGTGAGCCGTTGAAACAATGGGCTGTCTGGATTTCGGGGGTTTCTCTTGTTGTCTTTTTTAGCCATGATTTATCACCTATTTCATAAAAAACGGTAGTTTGTTTAGAGAAACCACATCGCGTTTTTTATTGTCATTATAAATATAATTATCTTTCTTTTTTCTATTCATCCCTGAGATTCTAGTGTCAAAAGATTTATTGTTAGTCATTATAGCATTAATCATAACTTTTTTATACTGTGCGTCTTTCTCATTTACAGTTAACGCAGTGTCTCTAACCCAACATCCAATGGCGCACGCCATTACCAAATCGTCATTATAGCTACGCATTGCCTGTGCCTTACCATTGTTCCAAATAAAAGTTTTTAATTCGTTAAAAAGTCTTCTAGATTTTATTTTTATAACTTTGTTTCTAATAAATTCTTCTAATTTAGATATAATCATCGGCCTCGTCTTTACTGTTGTGCTAAAGCCGGGTACTGTTGCGGGCGCGTGTTCTGCATAGCTTTGTTCAACGTAATCATGGGTTGATTTTTTTGAATAATAAAGCTTTGTATGACCATAGTCCTTCAACTTAGTTAGCACTGTGATGCCGACAGAGTTATTTTCAACAACGGTTAAACACATACCATAGTTTCTAGATGTGTCATGTATCATCTTAGCAAAACTATCCAACGGCTGTTTTCCTTGATATTCACAACATATCTCCATTGTTTCTGAATTAAAAACATAAAAGGTCGAATTATCCTTACCATCGCCGCGAGCAACATCTGCAACCATAAAATATTTTTTTCCCTCTTCGGGCTGCTGCCAAATCCACAAGTTTCTATCAAAACCGGCCTTATATTCCGGCTCCTCTAGTTCATCGCTTTCTATTCTTGCAAGATCTTTGCCATGAATAAGAGTGTCCCCGGACATGTTAAAATTGCATTCTAATTCTTGTGCAATTTCTCGCTTGGACATATTTTTGGTCTCTTTTGTAAACCATTCGTGATCTCTATCTGGGTGTATGTCCCATGGAAGCTTTATTGGGTTAAAATCGTTGAGACCTTGATCTGCCTCCACATACAACTTGTGAAAAAGATTACCGACACCTTTGGGCGTTGAAATAATAATACAATCTCCACCAGTTGACAGAGTGGGGTATAGACCAGCCCACAAATCATCAAGACCCTCAATAATCGCAGCTTCGTCAATGACGAGCAAAGACAACGCCTCTGAACGGCCTGCGTCGCCCGATGTTGAAATTGCCTTTACTTGTGAGCCGTTAGATAACTCAAAAGAATTTTTATTGTCAACCACCAATTGTGAAATTCTCATCCACTCAGGAATATTTTTAAGTGCAAACTTCACCTTACGAACTAGATTAGCAGCGGTTTGCAATTTTGTTGCCATGATAACAACATTTTTATTACGATGAAAAAGAACAAACCAAGCGATATAAACAGCAGTTACTGTCGATATGCCAAGCTGCCTAGCCTTTAAAATAATATTAAAACGACTATCTTGATAGTCCCCAACAACGTCCTTTTGGAAAGGATACATAGAAAAAGGTATTGTACCCTTCATCGGATGAGCTATTTTTCCATAGTTATCAATAAAATATACCGGGTCTTTGCCGCTAGCTATAATTTCTTTTTTAATCTGGTTTTTTGT